TCATCTTCTTTATCTAAGTAAGACATCCACAGTCTGGCACCAGAGGGTGCAGTCCACTGCATCTTACGTTCTGACCATTTAATCCCAGGCCAGATCTTAGGGTACATTTCTTGAGACTTAAATATAAGTTCTCTTAGTTCTTCTGTAGTATGCCGTAGGAGCAATCCTGAAAAGGCTGGATGACCCATAAAGCGTAAAGGGTCAGCCAACATAGCGTAGGACTTACCGCCACCTGCAGAGCCACCATATAGTACCTCACGTTCACCTGCAGCTAAGAAGTCTGTTTGTGGTCCAACATTAGGCTTAAAGATTACGTTATGATCTTCTTCAACCTGCTGGGTAAACTCTTCTATTATATCAGGCTGCGGATTGGGCGTTTTCGCTTTGCGTTTTCGCGGTGGCTCCTGTGCGGCTATTTTCGATTTCTTCCGCTTTGGCGATTGCCTTTTTCGCATAGTCTGCCCATCTGCGTAAGCTGCCAGCTTTGTTTTTTCTTCTTCGTTCATTATCCAACCGTTTCTTGAGTCCTACGTGCGATATAGTTCTACCTGTATTTCTGGTCAACCAGTTCGCTACTTCACGATACGAATACTGTTTAAGATATTGTTTCGCTTCCTCAAGCATATCAAGTTCTAAACTAATTGGCAATAGTATTCCGTCATCTTCTGGATCTAATTCATATCCAAATGGAACTGTTCTTGCTACTCGTGGAATAGGTGTCCACTCATTGTCTTCTTTAAGATCCGTTGGTTGGGGTAGTTTCCATTTACCTAATGGCTTAGTCATCATCTTCCTGTACTTGTTTAGCTGGCATTAGCATAACACCACCCTTAGCTTCTACTTGCATCTTTTCAGTTTTAACTAAACCAGTACGATCTAGTAACTCTTTAGCTGCTGCCATCTTATCACGAATACCTAACTCAGTAGGATCATACAAAGCGCTAACCATAGCCATAGCAGCTTTAGGTACGTTACGTGCTAGATAACTATGCGTAACATCTAGGATCTCTTCCTTAAGACTATTAGTAATTTCAGTGTTAGTAGTGTTAGGTGAGTATCCTGCCAGCTTCTTAGCCATAGTGACATCGCCACCTGCCTCATCCATAAGGACTGCAAGAAACTTTTGTTGACGCTCTGTTAGTTCTCGTGCCATACTAGTCCTCTATCATACGGAGTGCTTGCTCCAATGTTTCTTTATTACGGCGTGTCCAACCGCGACCAAATGTCTCAAATGTTTTTAACGACTCATAAAATGTTTGACGTTGTGTATATACATTTTCAATAATAGCTTTAGGTTCTTTATTCATAATAGCTTGTAGTGTACGTGGTCCTATAGCCCCATCTGCAGTTGCTCCGACAGCACGTTGAATAGCTTTAGCTGGGCGACCGCTACCAGAATTAACGGCCCAGTCAAAGGCGCACCAGTCAACACCGCTAGGAAGATCATCACCTCGTACCCTATCCCAATAATTTTTCTTATAGATGGGAGCTACATCTATTGAGGTAAGCTCACGCATCTCTTCTTCTGTAGATTCTCTACCTATCCACTTATCGTAAACAGCTTTAGTAACACCAAGGTTAGTCATACCCCCTGGGTCTTTGGGATGATTTACAAAGCCACCTTCATGGTGAAGTAACATGGATAAACATTTGTTAAAGTTTTTATGCATATTATTTGGGCCTTTTTGGTGGACGCATAGATCCTGCTAATGCAGGTTTCTTGGGTGGACGTTTGTTAGGAATCTTAGCTGCATCTTTAGTTTTAGCTGCGTTAGCTTTAGCTACTTCTTTTTCAATACGGGCTTGTAACTGCGCGCGTTTCTTAGCGTCAGTTTCAGCTTTAAGCTTCTTACGCATATCAGCGATCTTAGCTGCACCTGTTAAACCTGCACCTGCTGCACCTACACCAAAGCCAATACGCTGCGCTTTACGTGAGGCACGTTGCCCTCTAGTTGCTTGTTCTACTTGACGTTGACCTGCTTTAGGTTTAGTAGTCATGTCTTTGGCGTGTTTAGCACCTTGCTGCGCTAGTTTCTTACCATACTTTTTAACTGCTGCTGCCATACCTCTACTAGCAATAAACCTAGCTACGGCTGCTGCTCCTGCTACCACTAACGGTGCTACCATTATTTCTTTCCTCCAAAAAACTTACTTACAGAACGAATGCCTATACTGGCACTAACGATTCCACCTAATGAATACTGATACCAAGATGGCATAGTTTCGAGTGCCGCAAACCCAGCTTGCACAATGTTGTTACCCCAATCACCACAGAATGCTAGAATTAATGGAATAGAAAAAAGTAAAGTTATCCATTCATCTTTCCAGCTATTCTGTGTAGCTTGTATTGCAGCAAGATCCCAATCAATCTCACCTGTAGCTTGTTTAACTTTAATCTCAGCGTTAGCTTTCTGTACAGCTACTTTACCATCTAGGTACGTAGTTGCTAGCCCACCTACTGCGCCTAAAATTTGACCAATCATTTTTCATGCCCCAGCCAAACAGCAAACGCACCAGTCATAGCACCAGTTACAGTAGCTGTAAGTGCAGTAGCTTGTGATGTCATATCAGCAGAAGATAACGCCATAAACCAAAACAAAACTTCTATGTACATCCATGTCATTACTAACATCATTAGTCTTGGCATAATCTTCCAAGCTAACACTCTTTCCATTGCTATAGTCATAAGTTATCCTCGCCTGTATCTAGCGGTCTTCTTTGCAATCTCTTTAGGTTGAGCCACAAACTGCTGACCTGCCTTAGTGCCTTGTCGTTTTGCTCTAGTAGTGGCTGCGTACTCACTAGAACTAAGAGCATTGATAGCCTTAGTAGGTAAATAGCGTTCACCAGTTTTAGCACTAGGCTTCCCGCTTTTAGTACGCCACTTTTCCTTAGTCCACTTGTTAAGACTTTTTTGACTTTTTGCTAGTGCCATGTACTTTCTGTACCTCAAAATTAGCAGACAAGCTTGCACCTTTATGTGGTACAAACTTTCCTGTGTGCTTCATAAGTTTAAAGCTACCATTAGATTGTTTCATCCAGTGGTAGCCTTTAGGTGCTTCTACCTTCATTTATAACCCCCACCCGCTTTTTTGTATTCACTTGCGAGGAGTTGGGCTTTACGTGCAGACCATTGACCCGCCTTCCCGCCTTTGGTTCCCCGTTTAATCCGCTCAAACAAACGTTTACGCATAGCAGGCTTAGTATAATTTCCTGCCTCATTAACCTTGGATTTTGCTTTCTTCGCCGTAGATTTTGTTGTAGATTTCGCCACGAGAAATTCCCATATCATGCAGATGTTTATCTGACATATTCTGAAGAACCCAATAGTCTGCTCTGCGCTGTTGATGTTCTTGAATTTTATTAAGTACTTTTTTAAACATGTTCTATCTCCTATATATGTTAAGGTAAGAATTACTTACCCTTATGGAGATAGTTATATCATACTTAGTTATAACATAGTATAGACAAGTTTGCAACCCCGCTATGCATTATCTATTAGGGTTATAGTACTGACGTACAGAGATAAATACTTCTAGCCCACTACTAGTACCATCAAACGCTAAGATCTTATCGCCAGCATGTAGGTGAATCCTGTCAGACGTTACAATATTATATACATCATGCCCAGCTATAGCCTTTGCATTTATTAAGTGATGATATGAGTTTGTGTCTGCATGATACCACTGAACAGTAGCGTTATGAGTAGAATTAGAACCATTACTAATATGTAAGAAATCTATAGTAGCATCGTGGTTAGGTGGACACGTATATACTAAGTTAGCACTAGCGCCACCTGAAGTAGCTGTTACTGCTACTGCTGCTGTGTCTGTAGTATATGTACGTGTATCTATTGACATATTATTTCCTACGCTACTATAAAGTCTACGATCTGACCGTCAGGTTTACGTAGTTTATTTGGATTGGGGTTATAAGCATACATCTGATTCACTAGCTTAAGATCTTCTACTGGTGTATCAGGAGTTACTTTGTTAGGCTGCTCAGGTTTATATTCTTCATTATTTCTACTGGACCTATCCTTGTCTGCCTTTTCAAACACTATGTTTTCATGCGTCTGAAAAGGAAAACTAGGTAAAGGAAAGTGAGATATTAAAGTCATTAAACTGTAGAGCCTACCTTTAGTTTAAAACATTTTGTACGGATGTATAGCCCCTGTTGTGCTAGAGCTTTAGCTGCATTAGCTACTTCTTCTTGACACAACTTTTCAGTTGCTATCAATCCACTGGTACGTATCATTACGTCACAAGATGTTGCTGCTGGGCTATAACAACCCAGCAACACTGCAAGCCACATTAACCCGCCGTCCACTTCTGTGTGCCGCCTACAGATGCACCTGCGTTTGCATAGCCACCCTTTGCGTACATATTTTTCTTGCCATCACCATAGCCACCTTTAGCATATGACTTTTTCTTTTTATGAGCCATGCCTCCATGTGCCATATCTGCAAAAGGATTAGGTAGCGGTTTAACTTTCTTATTACCAGCTTTTGTGTTAGCGCCTTTTGTAGCTGACTTTTGTGCTTCCGCAGCATCTGCAGCATCAATTTTCTTTTCGATAGCATCAAATTCTTTTTGTGTAATTTTACCTGCACGTAAATCTTTACCTGCCTGTATCATAGCATCTGCACGTTGCTTATCTGTAAATGAACGGTACGCAGCCATTGATAGTGGCTTGTCACCAGCTTTAGTTGTGATAGCTGAGATACGTCCTGATGCAGCACGTCCACGCTCTTGTCCTGTTTGTTTCTGTTTAAACTTAGGTAGTTTTCCCATTGGTATAGTTCCTTCTATTTACCATTTAACTTTATCAGCCCAGTAAGCTGCACTCAACTTACCACGCTTTATGTTCTTTGA